TGATCTCTGAGGGGTTAACGGGACCAGGGAAGTTGAGGGCCGTGGTTACACCACTATTATTTCTATAAAGAATGTTATCTGATGCACCTGTACTGAATACACCTTGTACATTTTCTACAATCAGTTCATTTTGACCATACAGATTACCAACTGTCAGTCTCATACCACTTCCCAGATTCAAGTTACCGATTGAGATAGGTTCGAGGACATCACCAACACTATATCCCTTACCACCATTGACGATGGTAGCACCGATGGCCACACCACCTTCAATCGTGATATCAGCTGTCGCGTTCAAACCAGATCCAGTAATTGAAGTAAGTGCAATACCGGTGAAGGTGTAGAACGAAGATGCGGAAGGTGTGAAACCAGTTCCAACATTAGTCAATGTGAGAGTTCCAGTAGCAGAACCACCATATCCAACGAATCTACCAGAAGCGTTGGTGTTCTGTTGGGTCACCAAGTTTCCAACTGAGATACCAGTATCAGTAACTGTAGTACCGAGTCCAACTCTAATGGTATTAGAATCCATGTTGAGTGGGTTTGGTTTCATCACCTTATACTCTTCAGGAAGAGGAGGATTGAAGAACTGAACTGAACCACTCTGTACAAAGTCTGCTCTGAACAGTTGGAAGGTAAGATCTTCATACTGTGAAGGTGTCCATACCGAGGCGTTCTGTGACTTATAGAGTGAACCCAAAAGTCTTTGTGAAGACACAAGAATTTGACCCTCTTCTCTACCCAATGTTGCCACATCGGATTCACCCAATCTAGAGATCCAAACTGCATATTCGGTGGAGTTAGAGAGAATGATAATCGCGTATTCTCTCTGACCATTCAGATAGACAGGAGATTCAAACTCAAACTTAGTTGGTATACTTGCGTTGTCAGAGATGGTAATTTCTTCTGGAGTCTTATCAACTTCAGAGTATGCCAGAATTCTCTGTGAAGGTGTACCGAGTTCAACCTCACGAATCTGTACCGTGACAGGTGTACTATCATCGGTAGGAACCTTCTGGAAGTAGATGTCTACAGATGTGAGATACACACCAGTTGGGTCATCAACGATGAACGATTGTGCCAGAGGGTCAAGATACTCACCAGTCAATCTAGTCTCAGAGCCAGAAGTGAATGAAGTGGAGGAAGATGCAGAGTCACCAATTGTACGAGTTTCAAGGAAGCTGTCGTCAGTCTCAACTCTTGCATTTCTCAGGGAAAGTGTAACTTCCTGAGTATTGTCCATATCACCTTGTGAGTAGAAGATCTCTTCTGCTGCAGTGGTGATAACACCAGGGATACGACTATCGATAGGAGAACTACTAAGTCTCAAACGAGAACGACCAGTTTCAAAGATTGGATTGGCTGGATCAGCTGAGGAGGGAACCCTGAATGAACCAATCAAAGTGCCGAGACGATCACTAATCAATCTTACCTGAGTGACACGAGCTTCGGCATTACTGTTGGCTCCTCTAAGAATCATATTAGGAGCGATATATCCCTGGAACTGAGGAGAGTCATCATCAGACAAACTGAACGTATCGATGTTCAGAACTGAAGAAGTTTCAGAATAAGTTTCAGGAATCCTCTCTTCTCTGTTGTATGGGTTTCTTTCAAAGATGTCAGTAGGTGCGTTGTAAGGACCATACTTGTGATTAGGAATCGCTACACGAGCCACAATGGCTGCTCTTGTGGTTTCATCATCATCCTCAGTATCTTCCTCAGATGGCATAATACCTGCGACCGCCTCTTCAACTTGGAATGTTCCAGAGATCATTTCAATCTCTACCAACTTGGAGATACAGAAACGAGATACATCGACGTTATCAAAGAATGGATATACCTCAGTGAAGGGCTTCAGTCTTGTAGAGGTAAACTCGATATTACGAGATCTCATGAACTGAATAACTTCACGGGATACGATACGATCACCCAGTGATTCAGTATCAATCTGTTCATTAACAGTGTGTTGCTTACCTTTTCTCTGTTGGTTCAGATCAACACCAACCGTTCCACTGACAGTGGTTGTGGTGGTAGTGGTTTCTTCTTCAACCTGGAAAGTGCCAGGAACACCATTATCAGGATTCCATCGATCAACTCCAAGTGAATCAGCCTCTGCTTGTGTACCCGCTCTCATACTGGAGCTTGATTCACTAGATTGAGAACTACTCAAATCAAAACTAACATCAACACCCATGGTTTCCCAAGACTGCCAAATGATAGGAGACAATCCAGATCTTGAACCATCCGCGTGATTTGTAACTTCTGCACCCAGTGCTTCAGCCACACCAAGGAATGAACCCTCTTGGAGAACATCACGTAGCTCCAGTCTATTGACATCAATCCAGACATCAACATCAGGTTCAAATTTCAATGAACCTTCCCAGAATCTAACCAAGAAAGGAGTGACACTCTCAACTCTAGTAGCGAAAGGCTGTCTCAACCAGGACACTTCATTATAATCCAGTGTGATCATCTGACCACTTCTCTTGATATTAGATCCGAGAACATCAGCGAACCTACTATCTTGATTAGGTGCATTCGTGGTACCAATACCAGCGATTGTCGTATTACCAAGTTGAAGACTTACAGCAGTCGTAAAGTGAGAAGGTCTCATCGACTTATTAGCTCTGTCGATAGAGTTTCTGAAACCAATAGACGTATCTTGAGTTTCAAGATCAGTGAAGTTATCGACAAAGATACCAGATTTGAATCTATTCAAACCATTTGCGTCTGGAATAAACTGGTTAAGTGTTGCACTCTCAAGAGTATTGAGTGAAGTGTAATATTCAAGATTAGATACTCTCTGTTCAATCTTAGCGATATCAGACATCTGATATCTCTTATGTCTGATGAATGTTACTTTAGCACCCTTTGGAGAGTACATGTAAGCTGGGAGATATACATTGGCGATATTCATCGCACCTGATACTTCATCAGGAAGTGCTGGATTATCTGCAGGTGCTCCCTGTTTGATAGTCAGAATACCATCTCTGTCAATGTAAATTCTATCAATTCTTGGAAGATAATAACTATAGTCTAATGATATTGATTCGTCAGAGGCGATCACATTTGAACTACTATGTTGTCCACCACTAAATGATCTGCCAAAGAATTCGAGTGGTGAACGGTCTCCACCACTACCAGAATACTTAGAAACTCGGGGTCTTCCATCAATTAGGTCAGTATTTCTTGCCGAATCAAAGACACTAATCTCATTTTGATAATTAAAGTTATCATAGGAACTTACAAGAGTGATATCTCCAGAATCTGAAGTATCGTACTCAGCAGAAAGATAATAAATTCTGATTTTTCTGTTTGGAACAGCAAAACCATCTCTTCTTACAATTCTAGAGTAATCATAAATTGATTTTCTTTGGCCACTCTGGAATTTAAAGTTTTTCGTAATATTTGTGCTATTCAAAGCTAAATCAGTGACGATTGCACTTACTCCTGAATCTTGGAAATTGACAATCTCTCCAGTTTCAAATTTAGAGTTATTTTCGTAGATAAAGTTGATACTTGTATCTGATTTCTTGGTTACATACTTAGCTTGAGCTCCACTAATAGAACCAATACAAGATTCACCAATAATAAGGTCATTTGTAGTATTATTTGGACCATCCATCGATGCGGTGGTCATACTTGGAGCTTCGGGGTCAGTAGTATCAAGGGACTCAAAGATACCATAGACAGTAACAACATCGGGAATGTTTAAACTGATGATTGAGTCTTGAATTCTTGTTCCAAAGGGGAAATTGCCATAAGTAAGTCCATCATTGAGAGTTTCGTTACCAGTTCCAGATCCTTCAACCTTGGATCTAGAGAGAATGACTGATTGAGCTTCTTTTTTGGACTTGATCTTGGCTTTAATTTTTGACTTTCTCAAAGAAGCGGTCAGTTCAGCACCGGTATTATTAGCACCAAGTCCATTTATGGTAACTTGGGTCAAACCATCAGAGAAATTGAATTTATCTTGAGTAAGAATTTCAAAACTACCGTCAGAACGTGTGAGTGTATATCTTTCTTCGTCAAAAGGCAAGAATACTTCATTTGCACCAGCTGAAATAGCTCCAGTTGATCCATTTTGAATATTTACAGTAAATCCTTTTCTAATAACCAGATTTGCGTTGTCTAAATCTGCAGACTCCACATTCACATTAGGCATCAAGCTGTAAAGTGACTCATTATCAGCTACATTTCCACCATTTGTTCTCTGAAGATTTGTCTTGAGAACGGAAAGATCACCTACTTCAGTAAATGCGGAGGGGAGACCACCTTCAATATACGCTGTAATTGTCTGAACACCGACAATTTGGATAGAATTCGTATTTACCTGAGAAACACGAGCGATATTGGGGAAATCTACAGCTGGATTTGAGAATTGAATCAGATTACCAGTTGTTACAATACCAGGCCATGCTGTTCCTGGTGAACTTACCGTCGAAATACCATTATGATGTGGAGTAATTGATGCAACACCAACAACATCATCCACTTGAGGGATAACATCAGCGGTAAATGTACCAGCAGCACCTACAGAACCGAAAAGTGATTGAACATCGGAGATTTCAAAGTTATTAACATCAACACTTGTACGTGCATTTGCTGATTCACCATTAAATTCCAGTCTTTCACCAATAAAGAAGTCACCCTGAACACAATATGCGGTAAGTGCCGTACCTGCAGAGATTGAGTGTCTCAGATATGCAGTGGCTCCACTGGATTTACCTTCAATAAAGACTGGAGTGGTGAGAGTTGCAGGTGTATTCAGCTCAAGTTCGGTATACATCTGCATATCATATACAGATACATCCCACTTATTGGTATCGGGGTATACAGAGTCATATGCACCGCTCTCAAGGGCGGAATCATAGAACCTTGCAATACCAATTTCTTTACCATTTGCAATGGCTTGGTCAGAACCAACTCTATTATCTCTCAGGCTAATAAAGTTGTCAGTATCGAATCCAAGATTAGGAGCACCAAAGGCTCTATTTACAGTGAAGGATGGACCAAAGGAGAATTGAACAGACCTACCTTCAAGAAGTTTGGTGGTTCTAGGCTTAGGGAAGTCAAGGAAAGTGGGTCCTCTAACTTCTACCTCATATCCTCTTACATATGCTTTACCGGGAGAGATCTTATAGATTCCAAGATCATCACTTGGTGTATTACCCTGATAAGTAACCTGATTGGGATTGTAGATACCTCTATTACCAAATCCATTGTTCAAACTGTCATGAACGGTGGTGAGGAAGTCACGAACATAATAATGACCAGACTCATCAAAAGTTCTTCTAGCCAGTTCATCACCAAGAATGTTGTAATCAGTACCAGTATTGATTTCTCTCAGAATACCATTCTGAACTTCCGCCAACTGAACAAAGTTCTGGTCATCAAAATCATCAGATGCCTTCTTAAAGAGAGTGGCAGAAATTTTGAATCTATCAGCACCAGGTGCAGTGTAATTATTGAATCCCTGAGCATTGTCAGTTAGACTGGGATCTTCATCTGCAGATACAATACTTTCAACAACATTCAAACCAATTCTGAAACTGGGTTTGTTGTTATATTGATCAAGAATTAGAATCTGATCAGCAACATCAACAAAGTGACCTCTTAGGAAGTAAACACCATTTGAGAGTCCAAAAGCACTACCAACTGCATTAGCTTGGACAGGAAGAGCCTTTGCAAAACCTTCATTAGCTCCAATAAAAGTAGTTGCAAATGTGATATTCTCACTAGTGAGGAGAACCTCATCATCAAAGAATGTTTGAGTGGCAGCATCAGTGGTCGATGACTCAAAGTAATCGACATACAGAGTGTAGTTTCCTCTCTCAGATTGTTCGTTTGTGATATATGAACTTACTCTTGCAGTAACACCAGAAGATTGACCAACAATCAACTTACCAACTAGTTGGTCAAGATACAAAGAAACAGGAACACCAAGATACTCGGGTTCAATCTGAATAGCATAGTAACTACTCAGATATGTAAGCTGACCAGGAATTACCTTTGCACCTTCTCTAAAGAAGTGCTGACCCATATCCTCAACCTGATTCTGTAGAATAGATTGGAGATTGTTTAGCTCTCTAGCCTGAACAGGGTATGCGGGTTTGAATAGTACCTTATAATAGTTACTCTGGGGATCAAAGTCGTCAAAATAAGGAGCTACATTGAGATTAGTTTCCTGTGGCATGATTTCTTAGAATTGCAAGATAATTTTGACATCTTCTTTTTGGGAACTAGACCTCGTTACCGATGGTCTGTTATCAACGTAAATGACATTTCCAGAGAACTTTTCACTCTCGGGATTTGCTAAACCATTTACAAAATTCTGACCCAGATAATATGTACGACTATTTAGAACTGTTGAGACACCTTGGAAAGATGTGTTAATTGCCAAAGTCGCGGATCCACCAAGGACATTCAAGTTACCACCACCAGCGATATCAGAGGTAAACTTATTACATCTGAAACCATATGTGGGGTCTGAGTTCAGAGAACCGTCAGAGTTGAAACCTGCGTTTGTTCTATCTTGCCAATACTTCAGAACACCTGTGACTTGATCGTATGAAACAACACGACCAACTGCTGTCGAACCTAAACCAACAGTTTGAGTAATCTCACTGTCAGGATCAAATGTTGCAGAACTATATCCAATACCAGTCAGACGAACTGCATAGAGTGCACTTGCCTTATCCGTTTCCAGGATATCAGACGAATTATAAGAGGTTGGATTTTCAATCAAACCAACTCTTGCGAATTGGTTACCAGTAATGAAGTCAGGGTTCTCTGTATCATTCTCAAATCTTGCATAAGTCAAGACGTTATATGCACCAAGCTCACGATAGATATCTGAACCGTGTCCACCTTGAATACTGGTGAAGTTGTTCCAGTCGGAACGTTACCAGCCAGAAGATCTACAGTGCCGTAGGAATAACCTCTACCACCTTTTGATACAGTGATAGTTTCAACCTTGGAATCGTTGTTGATAACGATAGTGGCTTCCGCACCGAACCCGTCTCCAAGAATAGGTACTCTTGTATAGGTTGAGTTAGCCGTTCCTAGACCAACACCACGGTTTCTAATAGTGACGATCTTGAGTTGACCACTTAAAGATGCGTTCTCTCTTACTGCAGCGTCATCAGTACTACTGTACCAGTCGTTTGGTACAGGGATATAGTTGGTAGAGTCGAACTTAACTGCCTGACTTGGTTTGATAGTATACAAATACTTCCAGATGTAACCATCACCACTGTTACCTGCCTCTCTAGGTTC